AACAAGGATGTTAAGACGTGCCGAAACGCAAAACTTTGACCATACGAATGTGCAAGAGTACATCATTGGTTACAATGTTACAGGCAATGATATTACAGCCATGAACCTACCTACGGAACAAGCAACCATAGATACATTGGATATTACTACCGATCCAATCATCACTAATTACAGCATAAGAACAGCATCACCAAATATACAATAATGGCGAGGACAATATCACAGATAAAGCAAATAATGATTGATGAAAAGAATAATCAATCAGCACTTTCGGGGCTAACAAGCACTAGCCAAACAGCACTATGGAATCTTTGGTTCTTTATTGTCGCTTCATGTATTGCTATCTTCGAGCAGCTTCAAGATTTATTCAAATCGGATTTAGAGACCATTGCAAGAAATGCCATTCCTAACACAGCGCAATGGACACGCGACAAAACACTTAAGTTTCAGTATTCAAGTACGGTAGCGCAGGTAGCAGAATTAAACACCACTACATGGGTAGTTGATTATCCATTTATCAATACTAGCTACAACATATTAACGAGATGTGCGGTTATCACAGAGCCTAATAACAACGTAACCATAAAGGTTGCTAAGAGCAGCCCACCTGTAGCGTTATCATCACCCGAGTTAAGCTCACTAACCGACTATGTTACAACATGGCAAAGTGTAGGTTTGACTTACAACGTAGTAAGCAGATCGAGTGATAAGATGGAGGTTGTAGCGGATGTATATTATGATGCTCAATATTCGCCAACCATTCAAACAGATGTTATCGCAGCACTTGAAACATACATGGCAAATTTGCCTTTTAATGGTGTTATAAGCAACCAAGCAATAGTAGATGCTATACAAGCAGTAATCGGTGTTTCTAATGTGAAATTAACTAGGGTATTGGTACGAAGAAATACACAATCATACGCAGGAGGTATAACACTTTACAACCTATCTACAGGGGTGGATTCAGTAAGATACCAAACGTATGCAGGTTATGTAGAAGAAGAAACAACATCATCGCACACATTTGCTGATACATTATCATTTATCGCATCATGAGTTACATCGTAAATACCAATACTTTCGCTGATAACTTTACACCACCTAAGAAAAGGTTAAGTAAGTTCAAAGCATTTGCAAGGGTGTTATTATACCCTTTGCAAGTGTTGTACGATACTATGTTTGGCACTTACAAAGATGGTAATTTGTCGAGTGATTGGAGCAACGCAACAGCGTATGGCATTGGTGACCAAGTAAAATATACAGACAAGTCAATCTATCAATGCTATGTAGCAAACACTAACAATGTACCTACTAACACTGCTTATTGGTTCAATATACAAGATAAGTTTGTTGGCATTGAACCTAGGATGAAGTATAACCCACAATGGCTATCTTTTGAGTGGGCATTGAATGAGTGGTTTGGTGGCACGTTTGTAAATAGCCCAGGTGCAAGTGATATCTATGTATCATTAATAACCACCACAGACACACCATTTTGGGTAGGTATAAATAGCAATGAGAGTAGTTTAGTTGTATCAAATAACGTAGATATTTTTGGGTGGATACAAGCGGTTGACTTAACGGCTGCGGTGTATGACTTTACTATTTGGATACCTACAGTTATTTGGACACCATTAGCGGGAACTGATTTAGAGAGAGAGAGAATAGTGCGAGCTTTTGCGGACACTTATGTACTAGCAGGAGTAACTTATAATTTAGATACATATTAAAAGATGAAATACATAAACGTCAACGACATTGCACTAGGTGCAGCTATGCCATATCAAAAGAATATGGAAATTTGGAAATTTTTAAGCACTATCAATGACAATGGGGCAATAGTTGCGGGGCTTACAAATGGCAATACACCTGCTTATTTAGCTTTATACGGTTGTACTAGCACAGTTGTAGGTAGCACTTATACTATTGCAGCAGGTTCAATCGTTGCAGGTGGTATAGTAGTTTTTACAGCAGCTACTACAATTACACTTGCGCCTGGTCAAGTAATTAAAGGAACTATAACCCAAACATACCCACAAGTAGGAACTTACGACCCTATAACATTCAGCGATGGCACTACTCATAATGTGCATGCTGAATCAACTATTGTATGGACAGGAGCTACATCGGGCGGTGACTTCAACTATTCTGATTTAGTATTTCTACAAAACCCAACTAGACAAGTAGGCACAATAGCAACAGCACAATGGGATAATGGAAGCGGAAGTACTAATTTTAAGTATTACAAAGTACCATTTAACAAATTAGTTATTGATACTACCTTAGAGAAATTAAGTGCAGGAACAGCAACTATTATTACTTTACCGAGTGGATACAGACCAAGTCAAACAAGATACTTTACTTCATTTGGTGGAAGTGTAAATAAATCAACTATATTGACATTTCAAATTGACACAGCAGGCAATATCACACTATGGAATATTAATGGTACATTAGGATTAGGTGTTGCTGACGTTTACGTTATTTGCGCAGAAATACCACTTTATTAAAAGCGATGCTTATCGTTGTAGTGAGTCTCAATTATTTGTCTCACTAATTCAGATTCTTTGACGTTAGTTTTTATGACTTCGTCAAAGAATTTTGCTTTTATAGACCCTTTCAAATCGCAAGTTACCCTTGCTTTTGTCGCTTCCCTCTTTTGGTGTGGTGTTGGCATCTGTTACAACTATTTACACAAAAGTAGTTACAAATATCACTTACGCAAATAAACGTGACTAAATTTGCTTTCAATGAATAAGGATTTAAAATTCACTAACGTCAGCAAAGGTGTTGCAACCATGCTAATATATCGCGAAATAGGTGATATGGGCATAGATGGTGCATCATTCGCAAACGAGGTTCAAATGATTAACGAGTTTTGGTCAGATGAAATCACTTGCATAAACGTACGTATTAATTCTGCAGGCGGTAGCGTTCAAGATGGACTATCTATTTGTTCAGCTATCCTTAATTCAGCAATACCATGCGACACATACATAGATGGCATGGCCTACTCAATGGCAGGTGTTATTGCTATGTGTGGCCGTAAGCGTTCAATGGTAGACTATGGTACGTTCATGATGCACAATGCACAAGGCGGTGCGGATGAGCAAGTACTAGAGCTAATCACTAACTCACTAGCAAAGATATTCGAGAGATGCACAGCATTAACCATGGATAAATGCAAGGAGTTGATGAACAACGAAACTTGGATGGATGCTATGCAATGCCAACAAATGGGATTGATAGACGAGGTTATATCTACTCAAAAGATGAAGCCTAGCATGACCAATCAAACAGTGACTGAACTATACAATTTTTACAATAAATTATTAATCAATAAAAAGATGATAAAAGTAACTAACCTTTTAAATTTGAGCAACGATGCTAACGAAGATTCAATCGTAGAAGCAATCAGCTCAAAAGATGCAGCAATCGAGCAATTAAAATCAGAGATTGAGGCTAAGAACGCTGAAAAATCAGAACTTGAAACAAAGCTTGCTGAACTTGAAAACTCAATCAATGAGAAAGAGACAGCAGAGAAAGTAGAACTAATCGAGAACGCAGTAAAAGAAGGCAAAATCGATGCTTCAACAAAAGATATCTACGTTAACTCAAACAAGTCTATCGAGGACCTAAAAAACGTATTTTCAGCATTGAAACCTGCTTACACACCAGTATTCAACAACACTGCTAAGGTGAATGCACCTGCAGGTCGTGAAAATTGGACTTTCAACGATTGGAGCAAGAACGATCCAAAAGGATTAATAGAGATGCGTGAGAATGACCCTACATCATTTGACAACTTAGTATCTAAGTTACCAAGCAACTTATCACCTAACTACAATCCTGCAACGGATAAAAGATTCTAGTCATGGAAGCAATTTGGAACGCAAATCCGTTAGTATCTACACTTTATTGTTTTGAAGATGGTAACTGCTTCATCAATAAAGGCGATGCGTTGAGTTGGAAGAAAGCAACACAGATGGATTATGTAGTAAAGGAACGCCCCACAGAAGAAAAAGAAGAAGTAAAAACTAATAAATCAAAAAGTAAATAATGGCAACAGTTAACAATCCATTCGGCGCAGCAGGTACACTTACCATTGCAGCTACAGGCACAACAGCAGCAACGATTTCAAACAATGAAACAGTTGTTACATCACTAACTACCTTAACAGGTAACGGAACACTTGACTTGACTCTATCTAGTGAGTTGAGAGCAGGTGCTACATTAAGCATCAAAGTAAAAACAACAGGAACAGAAACCTTTACCTTTGGTACTGGCATCGATGCACCAACTGTAACAGGTGTTGCAGGTAAAACATGGTGTCAATCATTTTGGTATGATGGAACTGTTTTCTTACCAGCAGGAGCAAAAATTCAAATCGACTAATCACAATAAAAACTTAAAAAAAAATGGCATTAATTAAAGAAATTTGGGTGCAAGATGTACAAGAGGCATTAAATAGAAATGCAGACTTCTTGCCTTTTTCAGTTGACCACTCTGCGTATATCGCGTTTGGAACTGTTCACGTACCACAATCAGGTTCAAATCCTACGGTTGTAAAAAATCCTGCATCATTCCCACTAGCAATAAGTGAGAGAACAGACAGCGATAGAACCTACTCGTTAAATCAATTCGCTCTAGAGCCAACATTGATTACCAATCTTGATGAGTTACAAATCTCATACGATAAGCGTCAGTCAGTGTTAGGTCAACAAATCTCTACACTTACACAACGTATCGGTGATGAGGTTGCTATCTCATGGTCTGCAACAGGTGCGGCTAACATCGTTGGAACTACAGGTTCAGCGGTTGCTACATCATTAGCTCCAGGTGCAACAGGAACACGTAAGGCGGTTACTTTAGCTGACATCGCTTCACTTGCAAGCAAGTTAGATAAGGACAATGTTCCAAGACAAGGACGTAAGTTGTTAATGTCAACTGATATGTTTTGGGAGTTATTCCAAATCAGTGATGTAATCAGAGCATCTTACAATGGTTTCCAAAGTCAACCGAATGTATTAGCTAACGGCATCGTAGCTATGCTTTATGGTTTTGAAATCATGATGCGTCCAGTAGTATCAGTTTACGCTAATTCAGCTACAAGTCCAAAGGCTTTCGGTGCTGCAACTGCAACAACTGATAACCTTGCTTGTATCGCATTCCATTCGACAACTGTAGCACGTGCATTAGGTTCAATGACACCATTGTACGATTCA